GTGGGCGACATCGCACGCGGCAAGGGCGAGGGCGCACTGTTCCGAGTCCCGAAGGACACGAAGCAGCCCGTGAAGTACTGGCAGGCCGTCGTCGAGCTCCCCCAGCGCGACGGTGAGCGCCGCCGGAAGTACGTCCGCGCCAAGGACAAGCCGACCGCGCTCAAGAAGCTCCGGGCCCTGCAGAAGGAGCTTGAGCGCGTCGGCGACCTGCCGACGGCGTCGATGACGCTCGAGGCGTGGCTGCGCACCTGGTTCGATCAGATCGCCGTCGAGCGCGTCCGCCCGAAGACCGCGGCCACCTACCAGTCGATCATCAAGCAGCACATCATCCCCGCGATCGGGGGCGTGCGGCTCGACAAGCTCGAGCCCGCCCACGTTCGCCGGCTGCGCGACGCGATCGTCGCGAAGGGCCGCGCGCCGTCGACGGCCCTGCAGGCGCACCGGATTCTCGCGACCGCGCTCCGTGACGCCGAGCGTGAGGGGCGCGTCACCCGGAACGTCACCACGCTCGTTGACGCCCCGAAGCGCGGCCGGGTCACCCTCGTGACGCTCGACGCGGCGGCCGGAGTGCGGATCCTCGAGCACGCGGCACGCGAGGACGTCCGCATGGGCTCCCGGTGGGCCGCCGCACTCCTCACCGGCGCGCGGCAAGGAGAACTCCTCGGCCTTGAGATCGACCGCGTCTCCGACGAGCTCGACCTGTCCTGGCAACTGCAGCGCCTCACCTGGTCCCACGGCTGCAACCCACGTGACGCTTCAGCGCCGCGGTGCGGCCGGATCCGCGGAACGGACTGCCCGGACCGGTTCCTCCGCGCGCCCGCCGACCACGAGCACCGGCACCTCACCGGCGGCCTCTGGCTGTCGCGGCCGAAGTCGAATGCTGGCTGGCGGGTGATCCCGCTCGTCGACCCGCTGCGGTCGATCATCGAGCGCCGCATCGCGACGGCCGCCACGGAGCCGAACCCGCACGGACTGGTGTGGACCGCAGAACGGAAGCGCGACCCGTACGTCGACGAGCCGCGGCCGCTCGACGGAGCGCCCATCGACCCGGCGAAGGACAACTACGCGTGGCACGCGCTCCTCGCCCACGTCGGGGTCCGCGACGCCCGGCTGCACGACGCCCGCCACACGACCGCTGACCTGCTCTACGAGGCGGGTGTCGCTGAGCCGGTCATCATGGAGATCCTCGGACAGTCGACGTTGTCGGTTACGCGCGGCTACCGGTCGCGCGGGAACCACGCGCTGCTACGCGACGCCCTGGTCAAGGTCTCCGCCCTGTTGACGGCGGACGTTCGCCCAGACGCGCCACAGCTTGCCGCTGACGCCTAGCTCGGCGGCGATCTTCGCGGAGTCCTGCGTCCACGCGCACACCCGGGCGACGTCGTCGTCGTCGATGAGGTGCAGCGCTGCGTAGCGGTCCGCCTGCGTCTCGTGCTTGGGTCGGTCATCGCGGTGCCCGAGGACGGCGTGGCCGATCTCGTGGGCGAGCGCTGAGCGGTCGTGCACGGCGCGCATCCCTGACCGGATGACGATGAGGTTGTGGTCGGGGTACCAGAAGCCGTTCGCGGTGCGGATCGGCCTGTGCACGACGTTGATCCCGAGCTGCGCTGCGTGCTCGTACGGGTCGTAGGTCCCCACGCCGCCCCTTCTGCCGGTGGTTAGTCGGTCTCGTCGGTGTCCGACTCGGGGTCGCGGGGGTTGGCCGCGTGCGCCTCGGTCGTGTTCTCGAGCTGTTCTGCAGACCAGGTCCGCAGGTCGACGACATTGTGGTCGGCAGCCACCGACATTCGCTCGGCATCGCGGAGCGCCTCGGCGTAGAGCTCGTCGGCGGGCACGCCGATCGCTTCGGCGACTCGCTGGAACGACTTCGAGGGGATGTCGACCTTGCCGTTCATGTACCGCTGGATGGTCGACAGGCTGATCCCGGACCGCTCAGCGATGACCTCGCGGTTGATGCCCTTCTTCGCGTACGCGCCCCGAAGGACGGCGGCGAGGGCCTGGTTGATGAAGTCCGAGGGCTGGGGCACGGGTCCAGCGTACCCGGCGAACTTGCCACATCTGACAAAAAACATGCCGAATCGGCTTGCACAATCCAGATGTGACGCGTAAATTGCCACATGTGACAAGAAGACTCCCCGCCACGGACCCGGCCCAGCGCATCGCTGCTGCCATCGTCGACCGTGGCACCGACACGGCCACCGTCGCGAACGCCGCCGGCCTGCCCGTCTCGGACCTCGAAGACCACCTGCGCACGGGTGATCTGACGATGGTCGAGATCGTGCGGGTCGGCGGCGTTCTGCGTCTCGGGCCGTCTGACCTCTACGGAGCCACCACATGACCCAGACCGCCACCGGCGACGCTCCCGTCGCCGCCCTGCCTCAGCTCTCGGACTACGTGAAGTTCGAGAAGCTCGCGTACGCCGTCCCGACGTTCGCGACCCTCGTCGAAGTGTCCGAGGACACCATCCGACGCAACATCGACGCCGGCGCGCTCACCGTGAGATACCCGACGACCGCCGGCCGGAAGCCGATCGTCTTCATCGAGGACGCCGTCGAGTGGCTGCGCCACCTCCCGACCGAGAAGCCGAGCGCAGCATGAGCGCCCTCGTCGCCCGCCGGCCGGTCCGAGGCACGATCAGCAGCCGTGCGCCCCGGGACCTCGACGTCGTCGACCCCCGCCCCGCCGGCACCACCGAGCAGGACGCGGAGACGGTCCGGACTCTCGTGCACGGCCGCTGCGATGACGCGGACGTCGTGCTCGCCGCTCTCGGCTTGGCGGTGGCGTCGTGAGGACCGCAGGCGCGCTCATGTACGCGGCCCTCGTCGCTGCCGCGTTCGCGTCCGGCTTCGACCGCACCCAGACGGTGTGGTTCGTCCTCGTCGTCGCGTTCGTGGCCCTGTTCATGGCGTCCCTGTTCCGGCTGATCGCCGTGCTCAACGCCCCGAAGGAGCAGCCGTGAGCACCGCAGCCCGCAAGGAGCGCAAGCGCATCCGGCGCCGATGGGGCTACGAGAGCGCCGAGGCAACCCAGTCCTACCCCATCGCTGGCCCGTACCAGCACCCTCGGCGCGAGGGCATCCCGTACGGACGAAGCAAGCCGTGGAGCATCGATCGCGACATCGCGCAGATGCACCATGACCTGGACGTGACTCGGGCGATCGTCGAGTTCGCGCCGGACTTGTGGCGTCGGGCGGTCAGCCGATGACCGGCACGCATGGCGTCCTCTGCGCATGCGACGTCTGCTGGACCTTCTCCGGCCTCCACGACGACGACGCGCTCGGCAAGGCCATCGCCCGCGCCGCCGAGGTCGACGACCCGACCGACTGCGACTGATCTGAGCAGGCCCCGCAGCCTCGGTCCCCTCCCTCACCAACGCGCTCCACACCGGCAGCGCGTCATCAACCAACCCCAGGAGAACACCATGACGACCATCCCGAACGTGCCCCTGCGAGTGCTCGAGCTGCGCGCCGAGAACTACAAACGGCTCACCGCGGTGCAGATCAGACCCGACGGCAACGTCGTCCTCGTCGGCGGCCGCAACGCGCAGGGCAAGACGTCCGTCCTCGACGCGATCTACGCCGTGCTCAAGGGCGGCGCCGCAGCCCGCGAAACGGTGCAGCCGATCCGCGACGGCCAGGACACCGCCACCGCCCGACTCGAGATCGGCGACGACGCCGGCAACGTCGTGCTCGTCGCCACCCGTCGGTGGACGAAAGACGACGCCGGCTCGCTCACCGTCGAGTCCGAGGACCACGCCCGGTTCTCGTCGCCGCAGAAGCTCCTCGACGGCCTGCTCGGCAGCATCAGCCTCGACCCGCTCGCGTTCACCCGGATGGACGCGAAGAAGCAGCTCGCGGCCCTGATCGCAGCGCTCGGGGACTCGCTCGGGTTCGACCCGCTGCAGCTCGACGCGGAGCGGAAGGGCGTGTACGACCGCCGCACCGAGGTCGGGCGGAAGGTCACCGAGCTCGAGGGGCGTCTCCGTGGCTACCCGGAGCCGGACCCGTCGCTGCCGTCGGAGGAGGTGTCCGCCGCGGACCTGGTGGCGCAGGTCGACCAGATGACCCGCCACAACCGCGACATCGACGCCGCCATCGAGCGGGCCCGGGTGGCTCGCGCGGACCAGCAGCGGGCCGAGGACGCCCTCGTCGCGGCGCAGAACGCTCTCGACGCTGCGGCTGCGCGTGCGACGGAGTCCGTCGCTGCTGCCCGAGCGCTCGGCGAACGGGCGAACCCGCAGCCGCTCCTCGACCAACTCGGCGAGATCGACGTGATCAACGAGCGTGTGCGGAAGCAGCGCGACCGCGCCGCCATCGTAGAGGAGCTCTCCGACCGGAAGCAGGAGCAGGCGCAGCACACGCTCCGGCTGCAGGAGATCGACCAGCAGAAGGCGGACGGCATCGCTGCCGCCGAGCTGCCGGTGCCGGGCCTCGGATTCGACGCCGACGGCGTGACCCTCAACGGCATCCCGTTCTCGCAGGCGTCGACGTCGGAGCAGGTGCGAGTGTCGACCGCTCTGGCGATGGCCGGCGACCCGACGATCCGGGTGATGCGCATCGACGGCGGCGAGTCGCTGGACTCCGCGTCGCTGCAGATCATCGAGGAGCTCGCCGCCGAGAAGTCGTTCCAGGTGTGGATCTCCCGCGTCGACGAGTCCCGTGCGGTCGGGTTCACGATCGAGGACGGCGAGGTCGCTGCGTGAGCGCCGCGGACGCCCGGCAGGCTCTCGCCGAGTCCGACGAGGCCATGCGGAACGGGCAGGAGTACGCGGCGGAGCGTGCTCTGCAGCGTGCGCAGGTGCTCGCCATGATCGCCGTCGCTGAGGAGCAGCGCACCGCGAACCTCATCGCTGTGTTCGACGAGGAGGGCCCGGAGGTCTTCCAGGAGCCCATGCCGACCGCGAGCCGGGATGTTCCGTACAGCTTGCTCGCCGCGGACCGTCAGGAGCGGATCCGCAGCCGGTACCTGGTGCTCGCCGCGGACGTCGCGGAACGGCTGGACCTCGCATGAGCGCGCTGATCATCCTCGCGGCCGTCGCCGGAGCGCTCGTGCTCACGGCCGCCGCGCAGTGGGTCATCGCCGAGACGACCGGCCCCCGCATGCAGGAATGGAGGAACCAGTGGTGACCTGGCAGGAACGCATCATCGTCGACGGTCACGACCGTGACCTGTGGCTCGGCGCCCGCCGTCAGGTGATCGGCGCGTCGGACGCGGCGAAGTTCGCGAAGGCGTCCAGCGTCGACAAGTACCTCGCGGCGAAGCTCGCCCCGTCGACGTTCACCGGCAACGCGTTCACGGAGCAGGGGCATCGGTGGGAGCCGATGATGCTCGCCTACGCGGGTATCCCTCAGAACGTGGCGCTGGTCCACTCCCCCGACGAGCCCGGGTTCGCGGCGACGCCGGACGGGCTGCGCGTGAACGCGGACGGCCGCCTCACGCTCGCCGAGTGCAAGGCGAAGCACGGGAAGGTCGTCGACGGCCCCAGCACGGCCGAGTGGCGGCAGCTCGCGTGGCAGTTCGAGGTGCTCCCCGAGGCCGACGAGATCGAGTTCCTCTGGTGCGAGCTCGTCAAGAACGACCGTGACGAGTGGGACCTCCGCGACGCCCACCACGGCATCCCCCATCGGATCGTCATCACCCGGGGCCACCCGAAGATCGTCGCCGCTCGCGCGCTGATCGTCCCCATCGCAACCGACGTCCTCGCGCGGCTCCGCGTCGCGCTGACCTACGAACGGAGAGCCGCATGACCACCACGGAGCTCACGAACCTCCCCGCGAACGGCGACGTCGCGTCCTGGTCCGACGCCGAGAAAGCGATCGCGGACGCCGCCGGCCTGGTGTTCACCCACACGTACGGCGACCGTCAGGGCCAGCGGGAACCCGCGCCGCGCGCCGTCGTCGAGAAGTTCCTCGCCCTGTCGCGGCAGTCCGGCCTCAACCCGCTGTCGAACCAGATCTGGTGCATCGGCCGCCTGTCGAAGGGCCGCGTCGAGTGGGCCGTGCAGACCGGCATCGACGGGTTCCGGCTCGTCGCCGACCGGTCGGAGAAGTACGGCGGGCAGGACGCCGCCGAGTGGATGACGGACCAGGGCGAATGGGTGGACGCGTTCATCCCGAAGCTGCACGGCGGGCATCCGCTCGCCGCGCGGGTCCGCGTCTGGCGGTCCGACTGGGACCGGCCCGCCGTCGGCGTCGCCGAGTGGGGCGCGTACGTGCAGACGAAGCGCGACGGCGCGCCGACGGAGATGTGGGCGAAGCAGGGCGCTGGACAGCTCGCGAAGTGCGCGGAGGCGCTCGCGCTCCGCAAGGCGTTCCCGATGGACCTGTCCGGGCTGTACACCTCGGACGAGATCGCCGCAGCCCCGCAGCAGCACGTCGAGGTCGCACCGCCGACCCGGGACTGGGTCGCGCTCATCGAGCAGGCGACGACGCACGACGAGGTCGAGGACCTGCTCGACGCGGCGGACGACGCCGGGGAGCGCACCGACCAGGTGCGCACGGCTGCTCTCGCACGTCACGGGATGCTCGGTGAGACGACCCCGGTCGTCGCGAACGAGCCGACCGTCGTCGAACCGGAGGTGCCGGCGGCGGACCCGGCGCCGACGTCGCCCGCCGAGCTGTCCGACGACGACTGGCTCGCCCAGGCCGAAGCCGACGCGCTCCGCCACGGAGCGACGTCGTGACCGACATCATCAACCAGGCGTCCGGCGAGCTCGTCACGTACGAGCCCGTCGGGCCCGCGGAGCTCGAGCTGATGATCCGGGTCCTCACCGACCGGCTCGAAGCGTCCGTCCCGGTGCTGCGTGCCATGTGGCACGACCGGTACGAGGCAGAGCGTGCGCTGATCGAGGGCCGCGCGAAGGCGATGCTCACCGCGAAGGGCGCGACCGTCACCGAGAAGCGCGCCGAGGCGGACCTCGCGTCCCTGCCGCTGCGGCTCGAGTTCGACCTCAAGAAGGAAGCGCTGCACGCCGGCGAGGAGCTGCAGAAGGCGCTCACCGCGAAGCTGTACGGCCTCCTGAACCTCAACAAGGCCGTCACCGCGACCTACCAGTCCTACGGCCACGGCCGCTGATCGAAAGACATCACCATGAAGAGAACTTCCGTCACCATCGAGGCCGGTGCCGCACGCTACCTCGCCGAGGGTTCCCTCGCCGCGATGAACCGGCTCGGCTGGTACCCAACCCTCAACACCGCACGGATCACCATCGGCAAGGACGGCGTGCAGGCCGTCGCGACCGACCGGTACCGAGTGCACGTCATCAACGCCGAGACCGAGAAGCGGTCCGGTGAGGGCGTGTTCCTCCTCCCGGAAGCCGCGCTCCGGTGGATCGTCAAGAACGCGGGCACGTTCAGCAGCCGCAGCAACCGAGCGGTGAAGCCGATCGCGGTCATGCAGTTCACCCCTGCAGACCCGGCGGTCCAGCACGACACCGGTTCGGTGCAGATCACGTTCAAGCGCGACGAGGCGCTCGACGAGTCCGTGACGTACACGGGACCGCTCTTTCGGGGCAACTTCCCGCCTGTGGAACGTCTCGTTGACGAGACCCGCGTCGCAGATGAGGTCGCGGCCCCACGGAACCTGAACCTCGACTACCTGGCGAGCATGCGCGTCCTCGCTCCGGCACGGAACGTGCCAGCACGGGTGCGCTTCACCGAGGCGAAGCACAACCACGCGAAGCAGGGCGCGATCCACGTCTCGTACGCCTCGAACGGGAAGGTCTACGCCGAGGCAATCCTGCAGCCGGTCCGCGAGGAGGATGCCGACTGATGTCCGAAGTGCTCCCCCCGCCCCTCGATGGCTTCACCACCCCGCCGGCTCCCGTCGCCGCGGGCCTCGACCTCTCCCTCACCGACACCGGCGTCGCCGTCGTGCACACCGACGGGTCGATCCGCACTGCGCGGGTCCGGTCGTCGGGGAAGAAGACCGACAGCCTCAAGGTCAAGGCCCGCCGGTTCGACGACCACGCCGCTGCGATCTGCGCGCAGGTCGCGCCGTGCACGGAGGTCGTCGTCGAATCCCCCGCCTACGGAATGCCGCAGGGCGCCGTTGACCTCGGCGGGCTCCGCTGGCTCGTCCTCACGATGCTCGTCGACCGTGGTCACCACGTGCACGAGATCAACCCGATGCACGTCAAGAAGTACGCGACCGGGGAGACCCGCGCGGACAAGGACGTCGTCCTCGCGGCGGTCGTGAAGCGGTACCCGCAGGCCGACGTGACGAACAACAACACCGCGGACGCCGTCGTGCTCGCGTCGATGCTCGCCCGCCACGTCGGCCACCCCGTCGAGGGTGACCTGTCGCAGTCGCGATGGGACGCGTTCGGGAAGGTCGCGTGGTCCGAATGAGCGGCCGCCCGATCACCACCTGCACCCGCATGGCGATCGCCGCCGCGGTCATCGCCGGCCGCCGGGACCAGCACATCGCCGACGAGCTCGGCGTCGCCCGCTCATCGGTGCAGCGGATCCGCGACGAGCGGGGACTTCCCGCGAACCACGGCCGCGGCCGACCCACCAGGAAGGAGACCCGCTCGTGAAGATCGGCTCGCTGTTCAGCGGCTACGGCGGTCTCGACCTCGGCGTGCAGCAGGTGCTCGGCGGGACGGTGGCGTGGCACGTCGAGTTCGACGCGGCCCCGTCGGCGATCCTCGCGCACCACTGGCCGAACGTGCCGAACTACGGCGACGTGACGGCGGTCGACTGGTCGTCGCCGGACGTCGAGCGGGTCGACGTACTCACGGGCGGCTTCCCGTGCCAGGACGTGTCCCTCGCCGGGCTCCGCCGCGGACTCCGCGACGGCACCCGATCCGGCCTCTGGTCGGAGTTCGCCCGGGCGATCGACGCGCTGCGGCCGTCGCTCGTCGTCATCGAGAACGTGAGAGGACTGCTCAGTGCGACGGCTGATCGGCAGATGGAATCAAGCCCGTGGGGTGTGGGAGACCGACACGATGGACCTGCTCTCCGAGCACTCGGAGCCGTTCTCGGCGACCTGGCCGAGCTCGGGTATGACGCGGAGTGGTGTGGCCTTCGAGCTGCCGACGCCGGTGCTCCCCACGGCCGGTACCGGGTCTTCGTCGTCGCGCTTCCTGCCGACGCCTCTCGCTTCGGACGACCGATCGTCGAGCCCGGCGGACGAGGCGCGCCACACCCCGCAGCTCCGGTCCGTGCTGTTGAAGACGCCGACGGCGCAGCTCGCGGTGAACGGTGGCTCGCAGCATCCGGAGAAGCGCCGCGAGGGTGGACACGGTCCGACGCTCGCGGACGAGGTGGAGCACCTGCTGCCGACGCCGAGCGCCGCGGTGGTGAACGACGGCGAGGACACGGGGTCCTGGCTGGCGCGCCGTGCGCGGGTGAAAGCGACCGGCGTGAACGGGAACGGGATGGGGATGCCGCTGACGATCGCAGCGCAGCTCCTCGCCAGTGGGGACCCTTCGGACCCGCCGTCGAGCGCTGGGAGCGCGTCACCGGACGAGTAGCGCCCGCGCCGACGAACCCCGACGGCCGAGGCGGCTCCCACCGCCTCGCGCCCGAGTTCGTCGAGTGGATGATGGGCCTCCCCGCCGGCCACGTCACCGGCGCACCGATCACCCGCGCCCAGCAGCTCAAGGCGCTCGGCAACGGCGTCGTCCCGCAGCAGGCCGCCCTCGCGGTGCGCACGCTGCTCGAGCGGACGGTGGCGGCGGCGTGATCGGCCCGAAGGTGGCGCAGCCCACTGCGTCCGAGGAGCTGCGCGCCTACGCGCTCGTGCTTGAGCGCGACGAGGAGCGGTGCCAGCGATGCTGGCGCGGTGCCGTCGTGCACCGCGATCACCGGCAGAACCGCTCGCAGGGCGGCCTCACGCTGGCGTCGAACCTGCACCTCCTCTGCCCCGAGTGCCACGAGTGGAAGACCGACAACGGGCCGGACGCGTGGCACGACGGCTGGGGCGTCCCCGGGTGGGCGCGGCCGGCGGAGTACCCGGCCCGTCGGTGGCTCCGCACCCAGGTGGGGACGCTGCGGCAGGCGTGGGTGCTGCTCGACGACGACGGCGGCTGGCGAGAGATCAGCGCCGACGAGGCGCGAAGACGGATGGAAGGAGGTGGCGGCTGATGCCGTGGTTCAAGGTCGACGACAACCTGGCGTTCCACCCGAAGGTGCTCGCAGCGGGCAACGCGGCGATGGGCCTCTGGGTCCGCGCCGGTTCGTGGGCCGCTCAGCAGCTCACTGACGGCGTCATCCCCGACTCGATTCTCCCGTCGCTCGGAACGCGGAAGCAGGCTGACGCGCTCGTCGCGGCGGGGCTGTGGACGCGCGCGGACGGCGCGTGGCGCTTCCACGAGTGGAACGCCGATGGTCGTCAGCCCACCCGCGCCCGGGTGGAGGCGGATCGTGCGGCAGCGACCGAGAGGCAGCGCAAACACAGGGAAGCACGGGGTTCGTCACAGCGTGACAAGGGCGTGACTGACGGCGTGAGTCACGGCTCGGTCACAGGGGGTGTCACACCTACCCCGACCCGACCCGACCCGACCCGACCTCCTTCTCCTGACGGAGAAGGGAAGACCGTGCCGCGCAAGCGCGGGACACGGCTCGAACGGTCGTGGCAGCCGTCAGCGGAGACGGTCGACCGGATGCGTGCCGAAGCACCTGGCATCGACCTTCGTCGCGAGCACGAGGTGTTCGTCGACTACTGGACGTCGAAGACGGGTCAGGCCGCGACGAAGGCCGACTGGGACGCGACGTGGCGCAACTGGATGCGCCGCAAGGCGGACGACGTCGCGAAGCGTGACCAGCCGCGGTCGACGGCGGCGCAGCGGAACCTCTCCGTCGTCGAACGGTTCGCGGCCCGTGAGCAGCAGGAGCAGTACCCGAGCGCCTTGGAGGGCATGTGAACCAGACCGAAGTCGCGAAGCTGCTCACGGTGGCGTCCGCGATCGACAACCGGACCGTCTCCGACGAGCAGGTCATCGCGTGGCACGCCGCGCTCCGGCATCTGCCGTTTGAGGTCGCGCAGGAGGCGCTCGTGCGCCACTTCCGGGACTCGACGGAGTACCTGCTGCCGGGGCACATCTCGAAGCAGGCGAAGGTGATCCGGGCGGAGCAGGAGCGGGAGGCGCGGATCCGTCGGCAGATCGAGCCGCCGCGGCCGATCACCCTCGACCGGCCGGCGCTCGAGGCTGAGACGGCGCAGTGGACGGCGTTCTACCGCCAGCACCCGGAGCAGCGAGCGCTCGACGCGGGGAGGGTGCCGTGACCGACGACGCGTGGGCGAACTTCATCGCGCAGCTCGACCCGGCCGCGGTCGAGGCGGAGCGGTACCGGGTGCTCGGTGACCTCGACGCGGAACGGCCGGGGTCGCGGCAGGACCACGAGGTCCGATTCGCCCACGACTACGTCCGCCGGGACTTCTGGGCGCGGATGTGCGGCGAGGTGGAGCGGCGCACGGTCCGCAGCCAGACGGACGACGCGGACCGGGAGATCCGGGCCCGCGGCTTCGACCAGCAGCCGGTGGACGACGACAGCGACATCGAGGCGGCCATCCGGTCGTACTCGCAGAGACAGGCGGCAGCAGCCGCACAGCACGGAAGGACAGCCGCATGAGCGGAGAGACCATCATCACGGTCGTCGGGAACCTGACGGCCGACCCGGAGCTGCGGTACACGCAGAACGGCCTCGCGGTCGCGAACTTCACCATCGCGAGCACCCCGCGGACCTTCGATCGTCAAGCGAACGAGTGGAAGGACGGCGACGCCCTGTTCCTCCGCGCGTCGGTCTGGCGTGAGTTCGCCGAGCACGTGTCCGGCTCGCTGACGAAGGGTTCCCGGGTCATCGCCCGCGGTGTGCTCCGGCAGCGGTCGTACACCGACCGTGAGGGGCAGCAGCGCACGAGCATCGAGCTCGAGGTCGACGAGATCGGCCCGTCGCTCCGGTACGCGACCGCGCAGGTCACCCGCTCACAGGGGCAGGGCGGCCGTGGCGGGCAGGGCGGCGCACCTACGGGCGGGCAGCAGGACCAGGGGTGGCCCACGCAGCAGCCGGGCCAGCAGGGCGGCCAGCAGCAGGGCCAGCAGGGCCAGCAGCCGGGCGGCGGCGCGCAGGGGCAGGACGTGTGGTCCCAGCCCGGCACCTACGACGACGAGACACCGTTCTGATGGGGACCGCGACCCACACCGTTGAGGTCACGACCGGCTACCTGTTCGGCGTCGGGACGTTCACCTGCCAGGGCGGCCCAGACGACGAGTGCCATCAGTACCCGAGCTGCCAGTGCGAGGAGTGGCCGTGCGAGCACCCGGTCGAGCGCCAGGCGTCGTGCTGGATGACGCCGTGGTGGAACGCGGGCGAGTACCTCAGCGACACCTACTTCGACGACGACGGGGACTTCGACCGTCTCGAGTGGCACTCGGGCGAGGTCCGCGGGACGTGGCAGGGCGACGGGTGCACGTGGCAGTACGTGACGCCGGAAGGAGCCTCCTCGTGACCATCACCCAGGGCAACGACACCGGCGGCTACGACTTCGGCGACCCGAAGTCCCCGACCTACCTCATCGCCGCCGAGCAGCGGGCCGCCCGCGCAAGACAGCTCCGCGAGGAGCACGACGACGGGCACACCCGGTGAGCGCCGAGTCCGCCTTCGACGAGCTGCTCGTGCCCGTCATCGCCGAAGCCCTGCCCGACCTGCTGCAGGCGTTCGCGGACTGGAATCACCCCGACGCCGAAGCGCTGATGAAGCGCGCCGACGCGGTCGTCACCGAAGCGCACCTCGCCGACCTCGACCCGTTGAACCTCAGCGGGATGGAGGATTCGGAGCGGTACGTCGAGGACTCGAAGCTCGCCGCCGCGGTGGCCGTGCAGACCCTGCACGCCGTCGCGATGCACCTCAACCAGACCAGGAGAGACCAGTGACCATCACCCCACCCGAGGTCGACGACGAGCTGACCGTCGCGTTGCTCGTCGAGCGTGCCCGCCGCCGCCTCGCCGAGGCCCCCGAGCTCGTCGAGTACGTCCGCATCCGCCGCATGCCCGGCGGCGCGGTCCGCGACGGCCAGCCCGGCGCCCCGTCCCGCACCCCGCCGGCTCCGCTGCACGTCGGCGCGCTCGACGACGCCGACCAGATCTACGTCGACCTCGTCGGCCACGTCCGCCGGTGGGCGCGGGACCTGTCGATCTCCACCCTCAAGGTCGCGCTCCGCTCCGGGCAGTGGACCACGGACGGGGTGCTGCTCGGCTTCCGGTCCACCACCACCCCGCCCGGCGCCGCAGCCCTCACCCGGGACCTCACCGACTGGCTGCTGCTGCACCTCGACCGCATCGCCACCCACCCGGGCGGCCCGGAGTTCCTCCACGACGTCGCGCACACCATCGAGACGGTGTACTCCCGATTCCCGCTCGAGGCCCGCCCGGACCGGCCCCACTGGAACCGGCAATGCGAGCAGTGCGGCGAGTTCGCCGTCACCGCGGACTGGTCACCGGACGCGGAGATCCGCGACGTCACCGTCTGGTGCGAGTCCTGCTCCCACGTCCTCGTGTCCACGGACTCCGCCGGCACGGTGCACGTCCGCGGTTCGGAGTCCCCCGACCAGCGTGCCGCCGGCCGGAAGCTCGCCCGCATCGTCCGGCAGATCGCTGTCGGCACGTCCGTCCCCCGCATCGAAGGAGCACCCGCATGACCGAGGACCTGGTCGTCTTCATCGTCCTGGCCGTCTGCGCGACGGCGATCGTCTGCACCTGGATCGCGAAGGGAGGCGACGATGCCTGAGCCGACCGAGCAGGTGCCCGTGTCGATCGCACCGCTGCCCGATGACGCCCGCATGGACGCGTACTACTACGGCTTCGAGCGCACCGGCGTCGGGTTCATCGACGCGATCCTGTCGGCGGTCGCCATCGCCGGGAAGGGCGCGCACCACACCGAGTCATGGGGAGACCCCTGGGAAGGGACGGAGTACTACTTCCGTGGCCGCCCCGGGCTTCCTGACGCGGACAACGCCGTGGACCTGATCCAGAAGGCCGCGCAACAGGCTGCCGACGCCGTGCTCGCCCTGCTCTCGCAGCCGACCTCGACCGCCGAGCATGACGAAGACTGCTTTGCCGGTGAGTGGAACGAGGCAGCAGGAGTGACTTGCGTGTGCACATGCGGCGTCGAGCCGCCTAGACCCGAGGACATGGCACCGGGGACGACGTTCGATAGCGCCGGCGACACCTTCACCGTCATGGACTCGTTCGGCGATCGCTGGCTGCAGAAGGACGACGGCGACGCCTGGGACATCGAGGACATCGACCCGTCCACGATCCGCGACGTGACCCCGCCGCCGACCACGTGACCGGACTCGACCCGCAGCGGCTCGTCACCCTCCGCGCCGCCGAGAAGCTCGTCGGCCGCTCCCGCCGCACCCTGCTCGCCTGGCAGGCCGACGGGATGCCGACCGAGCTCCTCGGCGGCGTCCGCCACGTCCGCGTCGCCGACCTCACCGACTGGCAGCGGAGACACGGGCGCCGCCACGGACGCACCCGCGACACGATCTGACCCCCGAACGAGGAGTGCCCCGAACTGCACCCCTCACCTGATATGCTTCGCATGCAGCACAACTCGGCCCAGACCTCACGGTCCGGGCCGTTCGTGTATCCGCATCCGAAGACCGGGGTTTGAATCCCCAGCCTGATGTCACCGGCTCGGCCGCGACGTGGGCGAAGCACAGCGGCACAGTGCAGCGGATGCGTCGAGCGCCTCGCGGCCGTCAAGTCCTGGCCGGGCCGTCTGCGGGGCGCTCCCACACTCTTCCCCGTGCCCGCCGACACGCACCGCTACCGCACACGCCACGACCGAACAACCGCAGCACAGCCCCGCTGCACTCGTGCCCGCCCTGAGCGGCAACGTCCGGCCGTCGCAAGCGAACCACCGCACACGGCGTCGAGCACGGGGAACACCCTCACGGGGTGGGCGTCAACGCGCGCCCGCCGTAGCCGCGAAGGCCGCCGCAACACGGCGCGATCTCCCGCCGAGACGACCTGCGCCCACCCCGGAACACCCCCACCACACGAGGATGCCCCAGCGCTGCGTGAACAGCCTGGGGCGTGACCGACTTTCGAGGAGTCGATGATGCAATCATGCTCGATCGATGGGTGCCGAGGCAAGATCAAGGCCCGAGGCTGGTGTAGCGCCCACTACCAGCGGTGGCGTGCGTGGGGCGACCCGCTCATGTCGAAGCAGCACAAGCCGGTCCCGCCATGTTCCATCGCGACCTGTGACGCACCAGCCCGGAACGCGTCAGCGGCGTACTGCAACCGGCACGACAAGCGCATCCGGAAGCACGGCAACGCCGACGTGGTCGCGTTCGCCCGAGCCGACGATGCAACGCCGCTGGCTGACCGCCTACGTCTGCACGCTGACATCGGCGGACCGGACGATTGCTGGGAGTGGCAGGGTGCCCGGAACGCCGACGGGTACGGGGTGACGAAGACCGAGCTCGGCAACCTCGCACACCGAGTCTCCTACCAGGTGTGGGTCGGACCGATCCCAGATGGCTACTTCGCCTGCCATACCTGCGACAACCCGCCGTGCATCAACCCACGGCACCTCTTCACAGGTTCCCCCGCCGACAACGTGCACGACATGATCCGCAAGGGCCGCAACCGACGGAGGGCAGCATGAGTGGGATATCGCTCGGCGCCGACTTCAACGCCGACCTCGTAGCCCTCGCAGGCTGGGACCCCACCGCCGTCGACCCGTCCACCCTCGGCATCGCGTTCGTGAACCAGGGCGGCCAGACCACGGTCACCGCGACCGCAACCAGCAACGTCGACACCGACGCTCTCAACGCCCTCATCCGCAAGCACATCCCCGCACCCGCCAGCGCACCGCAAGCGGACAGCAGCTAGCCACGCTAGCGTCCTGCCATGCGCTGCACCTCCAAGTTCCTCACCTACGCGTGCCAACACGCAGCCGAACACGAGGGCCCCCACCAATCCGAGAACAGCACCTCATCCGCACGCTGGAACAACGGTGCGGTCCGTCTACTCGCCCGCTCCCGGCGGAGACGTCAAGTCGTTCTCGAATTCGGTCAAGAAATCAACTACCCAATCTGGCTCTGAATCACCAGACGCATCCCCACCCACTCGTGGCAAACCACTCATACACGTGACGCTACGACGGCCGAACACCACCCTCACCACCATCCGCGCACCGAGGACACAGAAACCCACCCTTCGATGAGCGCCCAGGCGGCGCACGGAGACGAGAACCATGACCGACGACACGACCGCACCTGGTCCAGTCCAGGACCCTGCCGTGCGCGCGAGGGTCGCTGCTCTGCACGCTCAGGGGAAGGGGCGGAACGCGATCGCCGCGGAGCTCGGCCTCGGCAACTCGACGGTCACTCGCATCGCGAAGGCCCTCGGGTTGGACTTCTCCCGGGCGCAGACGGCGGTCGCGGTCGCTGCCCGGGTGCGGACGCTCAAGGAGCGTCGGGCGGAGATCGTGTCTCGGCTGTACACGCGTGCGGAGTCGAACCTCGACCGGCTCGAGGCGGACACGTTCCGGACGCTCGTGCGTGGTGAGGGTGGCGCGGAGCACGTCGACGAGCTCGACTTCGTCCCGCCGGAGCATGAGCGGGCGCTCGTCGCGACGATCGGTACCGCGTTGACGGCGGCCGCGAAGCTGGAACTGCAGGACGGTGACCAGAAGGCGGACGACGCGAAGTCGCTGCTGCGGAACCTCGGTGCCGCGTTGCAGGCCATCCCCGACGGGGACGAGTAGACGCCTCGGTCCGGGTGTGTTCGGGTCACGCCCGGGCCGAGAGCACGACGACGGAGGGACACGCGCCCCGCACGACGGGAGGACGCATGTCGCTCGACTCGTTCGTCCGTGCCCCGTTCTCCCGCAAGCAGCTCCTCTCGATCCGCGACTGCACCGCGTCGGTGAACATCTGGGATGGCAGCATCCGCGCCGGCAAGACGCTCGTGTCGCTCGTCGCGTGGATGATCTTCATCGCCGACGCGCCGCCGACCGGTGAGATCGTGATGATCGGCCGCACCCGCGAGTCGATCGCCCGCAACATCTTCGGCGTCCTGCAGGACCGCACCCTGTTCGGTGACCTCGCCGACCACGTCGTCTACACGCCCGGCGCACCGACCGGGGTGATCCTCGGCCGCCGCGTGCACGTCATCGGCGCGTCCGACGTCAAGGCGGAGAAGACGATCCGAGGCATGACCGTCGCTGGCGCGTACGTCGACGAGGTCACCGTGATCCCCGAGGAGTTCTTCACCCAGCTGCTCGGCCGCATGTCGGTGCGCGGTGCACGCCTGTTCGGCACCACGAACCCCGACAACCCGGCACACTGGCTGAAGCGGAAGTTCCTCGACCGGCTCGCGGACCTGCCCGACTGGCGGTACTTCCAGTTCCGGATGACCGACAACCCGTCGCTCACCCCCGAGTTCATCGCCGCGAAGCACCGCGAGTTCACCGGCCTGTGGTTCCGCCGGTTCATTCTCGGCGAGTGGGTCGCCGCTGAGGGCGCCGTCTACGACATGTGGGACCCGGACCGGCACGTCGTCCCCTTCGACGACCTCCCACCGATCCGCCGGTTCCTCGGCGTCGGCATCGACTACGGCACGAACCACGCCACTTCCGCGATGGCGCTCGGCCTCGGCTACGACCGCCGCCTGTACCTCCTCGACGAGCTCCGCATCGACGCCGCCCAGTCGCAGCACCGGTTCACGGACTCCGAGCAGGCACGCCTCGTGAAGCAGTGGCTCCCGAAGCCGCACATGCCCGACGAGCACGGCCTCCGCCCCGAGTGGCTGATCGCCGATCAGGCGGGTGCGTCGTTCCGTGAGGAGCTGTCCCGCGACCGGCCCGGCGAACCCGCCGTGCACACGCACGCCGCGGACAAGGACGTGAAGTACGGCATCAGCACGATGGCGTCGCTCCTCGGCGACGGGCACCTGCTCGTCTCCGACCGCTGCCAGGGGTTCATCGTCGAAGCGCCCGGCTACTCGTGGGACCCGAAGAAGGTTCAGGCGGGGCAGGACGAACCGATCAAGGTCGCTGACGACTCCCTCGACGCCGCCCGCTACATCGTGACCACGCTCGAGCATCAGTGGCGCGACGAACTCCGCTCATCCGTTCCCGCATTCTGAGGAGGCGACCATGCCGCTGCCCGCTGGTGGACCGAAGGTCGCGTGGCCGCCGCAGCGCCTCACCGTCGTCCTCGACAAGGTGCGGGAGTGGGACGCCTGGTGGACGGGCGACCTGGACCGGCTGCAGGCCGTGTACGCCGGCACCGTCGCCCCGCAGGGCCCGGCTGGTGCGTTCTACCGCTCCGACACGGGCCGCGCCGTCGTGAACGCTGGTCGCGCCATCAAGCGGTGGTTCGTCGGTGAGGCACCGTCGGCGACGGACCGGAACACGAAGGTGCCCGTCCCGATCGCGGCGGAGATGTGCCAGGCGTCGTCGGACCTGCTGTTCTCCGACCCGTTCACCGTCACCGTCACCGACAAGGGCATGCAGGCCCGCCTCGAGGAGATCCTCGACGACGACTTCCACACCACGATCGCGGAAGCTGCGGAGCTCGCGGCCGCGCACGGCGGCGTGTACCTCGTCACGTCGTGGGATGAGCAGGTCACGGACCGCGCGTTCCCCACGATCCGCCACTCCGACGAGGCGGACCCCGAGTTCCGGTTCGGACGGCTGCAGGCGGTCACGTTCTGGACGATCGTCCAGCAGGGCCACGGCGACACCGTGTGGCGGCACCTGGAACGTCACGAACTGCGTGGCGGCCGCGGCGTGATCCTCCACGGCCTGTACGAGGGCACGTCGGACACACTCGGCGTGCAGGTCAGCCTCAGCACGGTCGAAGCGACCGCGCCGCTGGCCGTCCACCAGGACCTCAACCTCGAGGGCACCATCGACACCGGCTCCCCCGGCCTCGCCGCCGTGTACGTGCCGAACCAGACCCCGAACCGGATGTGGCGCCGCGACCCGGTCGGCCGGAACCTCGGCCGGTCGGACCTCGACGGCACAGAACGCCTCATGGACGAGCTCGTCGAGACGATGTCGGACCTCGCCCGTGCCCGGCGTGCCGCTCGTGCCCGGGTGCTGCACTCGAAGGCGCTGGCGAAGAACCTCGGCCCCGGTCAGGGGTCGGTGATCGACACGGCGCAGGAGACGTACGTCGGCGTGGAGGCGGGCGTCCGCGACGTGAAGCTGTCGGACCTGGTCCAGACGGTGCAGCCGACGTTCGACCCGTCCGGCTACCTGACGACGGCGCGGGCGCTGCTCGAGCAGATCGTCGAGCTCGCCGGCTACTCGGCGCAGACGTTCGGCCTCGACACCGGCGGCTCCGGCACGTCGAAGCAGGGCGGCCAGCGCACCGCGACCGAGGTCGAGTCGCGGGAGCGGCGATCCCTGATGACCCGCGGCCGGAAGCTGCGGGAGTGGAAGCCGGCGCTGCACCGGTTCGTCACGAAGCTGCTCCTCGTCGACGCGTACGTGTTCGGCGGGTCCGGCTCGGTGACGGACCTCGCGATCGAGTTCTCCGACGGCGTGCAGGACACCCCGCTCACGCTCGCCCAGACGACGCAGGCGCTCTACCAGGGGCAGTCGGCGTCGATCGAGACGCGCGTCGCGTGGCTGCACCCCGACTGGCAGGACGAGCAGGTGCAGAAGGAGGCGGCGAAGATCCGCGAGGAGTTCGCCCTCACCGCCCTCACCGATCCCGCGCTGACCAGCTTCGACGCAACGCAGGGAGCAGACGGTGGCGGAACAGCAGCAGGAGCAGCGGCGACCGACCAGTGAGGCGGTCGCCGCGCTCGTCGCCGTGCACATCGCCGCGGAGTCGCACCTGCTCGACACGATCACCCTGATCCTGCGCCGGGCGGGGTCGCTCGCGTCGGCGCTGCCGCAGATCCGCCGCGTCGTCCGCCAGACGGTGCAGCACCTCAACCGGGTCGTCCCGCCGCTGATCGACGAGGTCATCGACGGGGAACTGCTCGACGGCGCGTCTGCCGCGGACCGGGACGTGCTCGAGGAGATCCATCAGCTCACCTCCGACGGTGATCACGCGATCGAGGGGCGCATCCGGGCGATGCTCGACCGGTCGCTGCCTCCGGGCGCGTCCAGGGGGACGCCCGGCGGCGGGCCACCGAAGCCGCCCGGCACGGACCTGGTGCGCGGAGACGCGCCGAAGCCGTTCGACTTCTCCGTCCCCCACTCGGTGCGGGCGGAGGCGGCGATCCGCGCGGACCTGGTGTCCGAGCTGACCGACGTGCGGCGCCGCATCACCCGACTCGACAACGACATCTACAAGATGCTCGCCCCGCAGTCGGCGCGGGTGCAGGTGCTCGACGTGGAGCTGACGCCGGCGCAGGCGCAGGCGATCGCGTGGCGGGACTTCACGTCGAACGGCATCACCGGGTTCGTCGACCGGTCCGGCCGTGAGTGGTCGCTGTCGGCGTACACGGAGATGGCGGTCCGCACGGCCGCGGCGCGCGCGTTCAACGCGTCGCACCTGGAACGGATGCTCGCGATCGGGATCCGCTACTTCACCGTCGCGGACACCGGCTCCCCGTGCCCGCTGTGCCTGCCGTGGCAGGGCGCTGTGCTGACGAACGGGCCCGTCGTCGCCCCGGAGCTGCCGGTCGACGCGACGATCGCGGAGGCGACCAGCCGGGGCCTGTTCCACCCGCAGTGCCGACACCACCTGGTCGGCGTGTTCCCCGGCATCACGACGCTGCCGCCCCGGCAGACGTGGACGCCAGCGCGCGACGCCCGCTACAAGGCGGTGCAGAAGCAGCGCCGCCTCGAGCTGGCGGTGCGGAAGGCGAAGCGGCAGATCGAGAACGCCCTCGACGGCGACATGGCCGCCGACGCGCAGGCGAAGGTACGGGCGGCGCAGAAACGGCTCCGCGACCACGTCAACAGCCGCGACGACCTCGCCCGCAACTCGCGCCGCGAGCAACCCCACCTCCGGGACGCGTACGCGCAGATCCCGCTCTTCACCAGCTAGGAGGCCGTCGTGATCCTCGGCATCGGCACGGCCGTCATCCACCAGGAGCGCGTCTGGACCGTCATCGCGGTCCGGCAGCACACCCGCGTGCTCCGCTCCCTCGACGGCCGCACCGTCGCCTACGAGGCCGTCGACCGGCTCACGGAGGCACCGTGACCGACAACCGGTGGCCGCTCGGCCCCATCACCGACCTACCCAAGCCCGGCCCGGCGCCGGACTCCACCCCCGAGGAACCCAGGAGGCTCCCGTGACCTGCACCGTCCCCACCGCACTCCCCGTCGTCGCTGACCGTGACGGCCTCGCCGTCATCGGCCGCACCCGCCACGCCCTCATGGGCCTCCGCTACAGCGGCGGCGAGGGCGGCGCAGGCGCCGGCGCAGGAGCCTCCGACGCCGGCGCCGCCGACCAGCAGGCCGCCGCGGGCACGCAGAGCGGCACCGAGGCCGGCGCGCAGAGCACGACCGCCGACACGACCGCCGGATCGGGCGGTGAGCCGCAGGACGTTGCGTCGCTGCCCGGATGGGCGCAGAAGATCATCACCGACACCCGCGCCGAGGCCGCGAAGTACCGCACCGGCCAGCAGTCCGCCGCGCAGACCGCGCAGCAGGAGCTCGCCGACAAGGTCGCCGTCGCCCTCGGCCTCAAGACCGACGACGCGCAGGACCCCGCGAAGCTCACCGCCGCCGTCACCGCCGCGCAGGACGCCGCGAAGGCCACCGAACGCCGCCTCGCCGTGTTCACCGCCGCCGCCGACACCGCGCAGGCGAACGCGCTCCTCAACCGACTCGACTTCACCAACTCCATCGCCGGGCTGGACCCGTCCGATGGTCCCGCGTTCCAGGCAGCCGTCAAGGCCGCCGTCGACGCGGACCCCTCGCTCAAGACGACCCGGGCGGTCGGCGCGAGCACGGCCGCACCCGAGGCAGGAAGCCCCGAGGGCGGCCCGATCACCGAAGCGCAGCTCGCGCAGATGACCCCCGAGCAGATCGACAAGGCGTACCGCGAGGGCCGCCTCAAGCACCTGCTCGGCTAACCAGAAGGGCACCACCCGTGGCATTCCTCCACTTCCGCCCGACGATCTGGAGCCCGCTCCTGCTCGTCGCGCTCCGCAAGTCGCTGATCTACAGCGCCTTCATCAACCGCGACTACGAGGGCGAGATCGCCGAGGCCGGCGACTCCGTCCGCATCACCTCCGTCGGCCGCCCGAAGATCGGCACCTACGTGCCGTACGAGACGAAGATCGAGCCCGAGCAGCTCAAGGACTCGTCCCGCACCCTCATCGTCGACCAGTCGAAGTTCTTCGCGTTCGAGGTCGACGACGTCGACAAGCGGCAGGCCAAGGGCGACGTCATGCCGCAGCTCATGGACGAGGCCGCCTACGCGTTCGCGGACGACGTCGACCAGTACCTCGCGTCGTTCTACACGTCGATCCAGGAGGCGAACCAGCTCACCCCGCTGACCATCGCCATGTCGAAGCCGACGGACTTCTACGACAAGGTGCTGGTGCCGCTCAAGGTCCGCCTCGACAAGGCGAACGTGTCCACCCAGGGCCGATCCGTCGCGATCACCCCGGAGCAGCACGGCCTCCTCCTGCTCGACCCGCGGTTCATCAAGGTGAACGAGTCGGGCACGACCGACGGGCTCCGCAACGGCATGGTCGGCCGCGCCGCCGGCTTCGACATCCTCCTGTCGAACAACGCGCCCGTGCTGAACGCGTCGACCGGGCAGTCGGTCGTGATCGCCGGCAACAACCGTGCGATCACGTTCGCCGAGCAGATCAACAAGGTCGAGGCGTACCGCCCGCAGGACTCGTTCTCCGACGCGGTCAAGGGCCTGCTCCTCTACGGCGGCAAGAACGTCCGACCGGACAGCCTCGCCTCCGCCTCCGTCACCATCGACCCGCTCAACTGAGCGAGAAGGGAGCAGCCTCATGGCACGCACCAGCATCACCGCCACCGACCTCGTCTCGAACGGGTCCGTGACCGACCCGACCGGCACCGCGACCGGCACCGGCGACGGGAACGGCGTCGTCGTCGACGGGCAGCCGTTCCTCGAGCGCCTGCACCTGCGGGTCGAGAACAGCGGCGGCGCCGCGGCGACCGTGTCCGTCAAGGCCGGGTCCGGTGTCGCCGCGATCTCGGCCGGGCAGGGCGACCTCACCGTGTCCGTCGCGGCCGGGGCGACCGCGTGGGTCGGCCCGTTCGAGTCGGCCCGGTTCCAGGCCGACGACGGCTCCCTCGCCGTCGACGCGTCCGCCGCGGTCACCGTCACGGCGTTCCAGGGGTCGCGCGTCTGATGACGGACACGATCCACATCCTCGGGGAGGGCGGCGGAGTGTTCGAGCTCTCGCTGCCCCTCCACGAGACGATCGCCGACAAGCTCAAGAAGGGCATCGTCCGCCGCGTCAACGCGGACGGGTCGCCGTTCGACGAGCACGCGCGACCGACCGGCGTCGAGCCGGCCGACACGCGTCCCACGGTCCGGGCGTCGAAGGACGACTGGGTGGCCTGGTCGGTCGCCGAGTCGGAGCGCCGCGGCACGCCGATCACCATCGATGACGCGCAGGCCCTCACGAAGGACCAGCTCATCGAGGCGTACGGCACCGCGCAGGAGCCGACCGACCCGGAGCACGGCAAGCACGAAGCGGACGAGACCGACGAGCAGCGCGCTGAGCGCGAGGCCGCCGAGAAGGCCGCAGCCGAACAGCAGAACCAGCAGTGACCTCGAGGAGGCGGGCATGACGAACTACATCCCTGACGGGACCGTGATCCCCGACATGCTCGCCTCCGCTGAGGCGTTCGCCGCGTTCTGCACCGCCCGCGGCGTGCCCGTCCCCTCGAACGGGGACGCGCTGCTGCACGCGGTCACCCCGCTCGTCCTCGACGCAGCATCGGACGCCTGGTACGACGTCGACCCGGCCACGGGTCTGGCCGTGTCCCCGATGATCGCCGACGCTCTCACCGACGCGACCTGCCTGCAGGCGCTCGCGTGGGCGAAGCTCAACATCGACCCCGACACCGGCGGCGTCATCACCGCGGGCATCCGCACCGGGAAGGGCATCGGCTCCGCCCGCGTGTCCTACGCGGACACCGCTGACGCTGCCGCAGCACGCGCCGCCGCGGTCACCGGCCTCGTGCCGGCCGCCGTGACCCGGCTCCGCCAGGTGAACCTCATCACCGGCACCGCGTGGAGCATCGGGTGAGCGCCGACGACCTCGACGAGTTCTGGGTGCACACCATCACCGTCGAAACGTTCCTCGGTGAGGGCGGCAACGGGCCCGCCTACGCCGACCCGGTCGACGTGCCCTGCTTCATCGACGGCGGTGTGAAGGTCACCCGCACCGCGACCGGTGAGCAGCTCGTCGTCAACGCTCCCGTGTACGCGCCGCTCAAGCACGCTGCGACACTCGCCGCGGAGTCCCGCGTCACCGTGCGGGGCCGCACCGCACGCATCCTCGCCGCGACCGTCTACGACTCCGGCGACCTCGACCTGCCCGACCACGTGCAGGTCACCCTCACCTGACCGGAGGCGCACGTGCCGATCGAGTGGGAGGACACCTTCGACTGGGACGGTCTGCAGGCGCGGAAGAACGCTGCGATCACCCCGGCCGTCGCCGCTGGCATGGAAGTCGTCCGGCAGGTCACCACCCCGAAGGTGCCCGTGGAGACGTCGCACCTGGTCGGCTCGCCGAGCGTCACCGCCATCGGCGCGGAAGCGATCATCCGGTTCCCCGGCCCGTACGCCCGCTACCAGGAGTTCGGCGTCTACTACCGCCACGGCCGCGTCGGCGCCCCGCTGACGCACACGCACGGGCAGTCGTTCTTCCTCACCACCGGCATCGTCGAAGCCCGCGACCCCGCCCTGCGCGCCTGCGCCCGAGTGTTCGAGGAGCGCCTGTGACCCCCGACTCCCCCGTCAGCCAGCTCATCACCGCGATCGCCGAGCTGCTCGACGCTGCCGGCGTCGGCGTGTGGTCCACGACCGGCACGTACAGTCCCGACGACGTCGTCATCTTCCGCGGCACCGAACGGCCTGTCGACAACGCGCAGATCATCCTCAACTGGGTCGACACCGACCAGCATCCGGAGATCACGCAGGGCACCGGCATCCTGCAGGTCGCGATGAAGGGCACCGCCAGCAACCCGGGGTCCGTCGACGACATCGGCTACGCCGTGTTCGCCGCCCTACACGGCCTCACCGACCAGCCCGCCGGGTCGGCCGTCATCGTCCAGTGCCTCCGCCGCAACAGCGTGCCGATGGGCCAGGACGACAAGCTCCGGAAGGAGCGCGCGGACCAGTTCGACGTCGACGTCGAGTGGTCGCCCACCAGCCACCGGCCGTAGGTCGGTTCGTCCCCAGACGCAGCCCTCCCCAGTGGGGGCACTTCCGCATGCCCGCACACCGCCTCAGGAGGCACACATGAGCACCGCGCTCGCCCGCAAGTTCGCCTGCGAAGTCACCGCAGACCTCACCCTCGCCGGGGGTTGGCTGCGCTTCAAGGGCGTGAACGACTTCAACCCGAACGTCAACCCGAACCTCGAGGACGCGTCCGACTACGACACCGACGGGTGGGCGTCGTCCGAGGTGACGATGCAGGACTGGAACGCTGACGTCAGCTTCTTCCGCCGGAAGAACAGCGGCGTCTACGACCCCGCGCAGGAGCTCGTCCGGTCCCGGATCGGCCAGTTCGACGACGCGGCCCGGGTCGGGTTCCGCTGGTTCGACAAGACCGGCGGCCCCGAGGCGAACCAGGGCGTCGCGCTCGTCACCTGGAAGCGGTCCAACACCGGGGTGAAGAACCTCGAGCAGGCGACCGTGACGTTCACCGGCACCGACGTGCCGCTGCAGATGGACATCACGAACCCGTACCAGGTGACCGCGTCCCCCGTCGTCGTCGGGGCGAGCCCGAGCGGGCAGGGCACCGGCGACGGTGTCGCGATCACCGGCTCCGGCTTCACCGGCGCCACCGCCGTGAAGTTCGGCTCGACCGCCGCCACGTCGTTCGACGTCATCAACGACCAGCTCATCGTCGCCGTGCTCCCGTCGGCGTCCGCCGGCTCCGCGCCGATCACGGTCACGACGCCGGTCGACACCAGCAGCGCGCTGGCCTACACGCGGAGCGCCTGATGACCCCGGGGCCGCCGTTTCTGGGGACGCGGCGGCCCCGGCCTACACCTCAGTCCCCACCTTCGAAGGAGTCCCCAGCTCATGACCTTCCGCGACTACTACGAACTCGCCGACCCGCTCGTCCTCCCGATCCGCGGGAAGGGGTACGAGATCCCGCCCGCGACCGCGTCCGCCGTCGTCCGGTACCGCAAGTACCAGGGCCTGATCGAGCGGCTGCAGGCCGGCGAGGAGGGCGTCGTCATCACCGACGCCGACCGCATCACCGACGACGAGTACCAGCGCATGTTCCTCGGCTCCGCGCTCGACGAAATGCGCGCCGACGGCATCCACCCGGGCGTCATCGAGCACGCCGCGACGACCGCGATGGGCGACGCGATGGCGGGCCGCGAGGTCGCCGAGCGGATGTGGAACTCGATCGACCCAAAAGCATCGAAGCCGGAGCCGACGCCGGCCCCCGAGACGGACTCGACGCCATCGCCCAGTACGGACGAGGCGACTACGACGAGCTGACCGGCACCTACGAGTGGTACGAGGTGCCGCCCGACGTCGCAGGCGAGCGGACGACGGCGGACTGGGGCGAGATCATCGCCCGGTTCGACCTCCTCGCGTTCGACATGCAGCGGCACCTCGGCCTCCGGCTGACGACGGTCCTCCGCACGCACACGTGGCGGGAGTTCGCCGCGCTCGTGTCGGGGCTGCTCAGCATCGACGAGCACCTCGTCACGCCCGGACGCATCATCACCGTGCCCGGCACCCTCATCGGCTCCCACTTCCACACCCCCGACGACGAGGAGCAACGCGACGATGAGTGACACCGAAGTCGGCGGCATCAAGGGCTTCCTCCGCCTGGACGACACCGAGTGGGACCGGACGATCGCGAAGGCGAAGGCCGACGTCCGCGAGCTCAAGACGATGAACGCCGACGTGCGGGTGTCGGCGGACACGGACCGCGCTGAGGAGCGCATCGCGATGCTCGCCGCCGCGGTGCGTGCCCTCGACGCGGAGTCCGCGACCATCGACGTGAAGGTCGTCGAGCGGGCAGGTGGCGGCGGATCCGTCGCGACCCGGTCCGCGGCGGACGCGCAGGCGCAGCTCACGGACGCGCAGGAGAAGGCTGCCGTCGCGTCGATGAAGGCGGACCTCGCGCAGGCCCGGCTCAACGAGGCGGAGGAGAAGGGCAGCCGCACGGCGTCCGAGCTGATGGCGAAGCGGATCGCTCTCGCCGAGGCGACGAACCGTGAGTCGGCGGCCGTGGAGCGTGCGCAGCGGCTCACCCGGCAGCTCAACGAGGCTCGGGCGGCGGAGGCGGCTTCGGCTGCCGCGGCAGCCGCGGGCGAGGCGGAACTCGCCAGCGCGACCCGCTCGTCCGGCGACGCGGCGGAGAGCAGCGGCAAGTCGTTCCAGGTCGCGTCGACCCGCACCGGGCTGCTCACGACCGGCATCGTCAGCCTGATCTCCACGATCGGCCCGCTGACAGGTGCCGCGGCCGCCGTCGGTGGTGCGTTCCTCGGCATGGGCGCCGCCGGTGTCCTCGCCGTGTTCGGCATCAAGAAGGCGATGGACGACGGCACCGACGCGGGCGCCGCGTACCGGTCCGGGCTGCAGGCGCTCAAGGGCGACCTCGACAGCCTCGCCGCGACGTCCGCCGGCGCCATGCTCGAGCACTTCCAGCAGGCCGAGCGCACCATCTCCGGCGACATGCCCGCGCTCCGCGGTCAGATCGTCGGCTTCTCCGACGCGCTCGGTGACGCCGGCAACTCGATCCTCACCGGACTGGTGAAGGGCTTCCAGGTCGCGAACCCGCTCATGGAGCAGGGGCAGCGGCTCATCGTCCGCGTCGCGGACGGGTTCGAGCGGTGGGCGTCCGGTGATGGGCTCGCGACGTTCGCGAACGAAGCAGCCCACGACCTCCCGATCGTCGTCGACGGCCTCGGGAACCTCGCCCAGGGTGCGGTCGCGCTCCTCGGCGCCCTCCGCCCGGTCGGGCTGACGGTGATCCAGGTCGCGGGCGGCATCGGGCAGATCGCGCAGGTCGCGGCACAGGCCGGGCCCGTGCTCCCCGCTCTCGCGGCGGGCGCGGGTGCGGCGTGGCTCGGGTTCAAGGTGTGGGAGGGCGCGAAGTCTCTCGCGTCCGGCGTGCAGGCTGGCATCACGGTCATGTCCGCGTCGATGGATAGCCTGCTGGGCGCGTCGACCCGGTCCGCTGCGGCGACCGCCGGGCAGGCTGCCGCTCAGGGTGCGGTCGCGGCGACCGCTCCGGCCGCGGCCGCCGGTGAGGCTGCCGTCGCTGAGGGTGCCGTCGCGATGAACACGGCGATGGCGGCGAACCCGATCGGGCTCGTCGTCGGGCTCCTCGCCGGCCTCGCAGCCGTCACCCTCGTCGCGATGAACGCGACGCAGCAGAACACGCAGGCGACGACGGACTACACCTCCGCGCTGCAGCAGGACGGCGACGCGATCGGTGAGCACACCGCGAAGCTGGTCGCGCAGGAGCTGCAGTCGTCGAAGGCGATGTCGACCGCGAAGCAGTACGGCATCACCCTGACCGACATGACGAAGGCCGTCACCGGCAACCGGGACGCGCAGTCGCAGATCAACGACGTGCTCGACCAGCAGGAGCAGAAGCTCCGGAAGAGCGTGGAAGCGCAGTCGCAGGCCGGTGGAGCGTTCGCCGGCGCGACGGGTGCCGCGTCGAAGCAGCTCGACGCGCTGCGGGCTCTGCGGGCTGAGATCGACGGTCAGGCGAAGGCGGTGCAGAAGCAGAAGGCGCAGCAGGACGCCGCGAACGCCGCATCCGACAAGGCGACGAACTCGATCAAGTCGAACGCCGCCGCGTACGAGATGACGACCGGCGCCTACCAGAAGGCGACGGACGCGGCGAAGAAGCAGGCCGCGTCGTCCCGCGAGGCGACGCAGGCGATGCAGCTCGAGAACGACGCCGCGGGTCTGCTGTCGAACGCCCTGACGCTCCTCAACGGCGGGGCACTGTCGGTCGCGCAGGCCCAGACGGGTGTGGCGTCAGCGACGAACCAGGCCGCGAAGTCGTTCAAGGACAACGGCAAGTCGATGGACGGGAACTCGGCCGCGGCGGTCGCGAACCAGCAGGCGATCCAGGGTCAGGTGCAGGCCGCGCAGCAGATGGCCGAAGCGCAGTCGAAGGCCACCGGGTCCACGCAGGCCGGTGTCGAGGCGTACAAGCAGTCGAAGACGGCGCTCGAGGATGCTCTCCGCGCGCAAGGGAGCCTGACCCCGGCGGTGCAGGCCTACATCGACAAGCTCTACGACGTGTCGAACCTCACGGTCAAGCCCACGAAGCTCGAGATCGACAAGAAGCAGGCCGACTCGGGCATCGCCGACCTGAAGAAGTACATCGCGACGATCCCGGGCAGCCACACCACGAAGGCCGACACCCTCATCGACCAGGCGCAGCGGCACATCGATCAGCTCAAGGCGGACCTCAAGACGGTCCCGCCGGACCAGCAGACGAAGCTGCGAGCGGAGATCGCTCAGGCGCAGGCGAACCTCGACGCTGTGAAGCGGTCGATCGCCGGCATCCCGACGTCGAAGACCGTGACGATCACGACCCGCAACGTGCAGATCACGCAGGCGATCCAGCAGGGCGCAGCGCCCGGTGCGGCCAAGGCGGCGTTCCAGGCGCACGGCGGCACGGCCGGCGTCGACGGTATCCGTGCTCAGCGTTTCGCTGAGGGCGGCACGTCGGGAAGCCAGTCCGGGTCGGTGTGGGGTTCCGCGGGGTCGTCGTTCAGCGACAAGATCCCGACCTGGCTGTCGATCGGTGAGGAGGTGTCGTCTGCGCAGGCGATGGCGTACCCGGGCGCACGGTCCGTCGTGAAGGCGATCAACGCGAACCCGGCGAACACGCTCGAGCGGCTGACCGACTCGAAGGCGGCTGTGCCGGCGCCGGTGAACGTGTACGTGACCGGCGACGGGCTGCGTGACGTGATCCGGGTCGAGGTGGAGCAGCAGGGCAGGCGGCGCGCGGCGTCGGTCAAGGCAGGACGAAGGAGCGGCACGTGACCACGTTCAACGGCGGGGACGCATCGTCGACTCCTCCCCTGGTCCTCGACGGCGGCAACGCGTTCTCCTCGTTCACCGCGCCTGAAATCACGGTGCTCGACGACGACACGCTCGGCCCCCGCGTCGCCGTGTCGTTCTCGACGCTCGCCGGCGGGACGCAGACGATCGTCGTCCGCCGCACCGCGGCAGGTCGCACGATGCCCGTCCGGGGCGGCGTGAACCTGTTCGCGGTCGGCGGCGCCGCGGTCCTCGACCAGGAGGTGCCGTTCGGGGTGCCGGTCACGTACCAGGCTGAGCAGTTCAGCGCGGACGGAGTGTCCCTCGGAATGACGGACCCGGCGACCGTGATCGTCGACACGACGGACACGTGGGTGTCGCAGCCGTTGAACCCGTCGCTCGCGCTGCAGGTGCGGGTCCGGGTGATGTCGACCGAGACGCTGGCGTGGGAGTCACCGGGCGACACCGTGTGGACGCAGGGCGACGCTCTCGGCCGGACGATCAACGGGCAGCGGTCGGGCCTCAAGGGCGTGTCGCTGCTGCTGCGGCTGCTACACCCGGCGGACGCGGCGACGTTCGACGCGATGTTCGGCACGTACGACACCACGTTCCCCGCGGTGCTGTGCATCCGAACACCGCCGTCGGTGCCGCTGCCAGCGGTGCTGTTCTGGGGCTGCACGACACCGAAGCGGCTGACGTCGGGCGCGAACAAGCTGGTGCAGTACCAGCTCGACGGCTCCGAGGTCGCTCCGCCAGCGCCCGGCCTCGTCGTCCCGTCGCTCACCCGCGACGACATCGACGCGGCGTACCCGACCCGGGCGGCCCGCGCGGCCGCGTACACGTCGCGCCTGGCCCGCGACACCGACTACAAGCTCGCGGGACTCGCGGGCTGACGTACCGAGGAGGCCCCGTGCGCCCGTCATCTGCTCAGCTCCGGATGGCGATCAGCGGGGCTTCCTTCACGTTCCGGTGGGTCGCGGACGTGATCAAGGACGGCGAACGGGTCCTGCAGGATCTTCCCTGCACGGCGCCGTCGTTCACGGACGACGACAGCCAGCAGGTGCAGTCGACAGGGTCGTTGTCGTTCGTCTACCAGGACGACTTCGCCCGGTCGATCGCGCCGTCCGGCGTCGCCGACGTGCTCAGCCCGTTCGGCACGCAGGTGTGGGCGTACGTCCTCGTCGAGGACGGTCCCGCCCTGTCCGAGCGGGTGCTGATGGGGCAGTACCTCGTCGACAGCACGCCGTCGATCAACTCGACCCGCATGCTGTTCAACGGGGCCGCGGTCACCGTCGGCGAGACGATCGACGTGACCCTGTCGGACCTGTTCTACGGCGTGCAGGTGGACCGGTTCTACACGCCGGGGTCGCCGTCGTCGCTGACGTCGGCGTGGACTGAGGTGCAGCGGCTCACCGGCCTTCCGGTGACGCGCCCCTCCGACGTGCCGGACGCTCCGATCCCGAAGTCGGTGGCGTACCAGGAGGACCGGCTGCAAGCCGTGTACGACCTCGCGACGTACTCGGTCGACGCTGTCCCGTTCGTCACCCCGGACGGCACCGTGTCGATGCGGCCGAACACGTGGCCGGGCCCCGTCGACACGCTCAGCGACGGGGACGGCGGGAACCTGATCCGCGTCGACCGTGGCATGAGCCCCGATGATGTCTACAACGCGATCGCGGTCCGCGCCTACGACACCACCGACGGTTCCGCGGTCCTCGCGTCCGGGCAGATCACCGACGGCCCGCTACGCGCCGCGGAACCCGACGGCGCACTGTCGCCGTTCCGCCGGCGGCCGAAGTTCTACCAGTCGCAGTACATCACCAACCGGCTGCAGGCGAAGGCGTACGTCGACCGTTGGCTGCCGCGCGTCGCGCAGCTCACCGGAGTCGAACACGACCTCACCGAGACGTTCAACCCGCTGCGGCAGATCGGCGACGTCATCACCGTGCAGGAGCTCGGCGTCGCCCCGTACGTCGGCCGTGTGACCCGCATCCAACGCTCCGACGCGACGACGCAGCAGACGACCGTGAAGGTGGGGCCGCAGTGACGAACCAGGCGGGCATCCCCGACGTCGACGTGCTCCTCAAGGCCATCGACGGGAAGACGAAGCTCACACCCCTCGTCGGCACGTTCGTGGCGTCGTCCATGACGGACTGCACGGTCGACGTCGGCGGCGGCCGCATCCCCGCCCGGTTCGGGTCCGGGTACCTGCCGGAGGTCAACGAGCCGGTGAACGTGTGGACGTTCGACGACGGCACGGCGTTCGTGATGGGGCCGACGGTCACGAAGCCGGCGAAGGGCACCGTCAAGTCGGTCGCGTCGAGCCTGGTGACCTTGGCTACGGACTTCGGTGACGTGGTCGCCCCGTACATCGGCTCCACGCCCGCGGCCGGGCAGATCATGGCGCTGCGGTGGCACGGGGGGCCCGTCGCGATCGGTGTGCTCTCCACCACACCGGCGCCGCCTCCGGCTCCGGACGACCCGGCGCCGACGACGTCGCGCCACGTGACCGTGTTCACCGCCCGCGACGCCGGCTCCTGGAACCGGTACGGGTGGCAGCAGGCGCAGGTGTGGGCGTCGGACTCGTACTACGGCGCGTGGTTCTACGGGTCGAAGCTCGCGGACACGCTGCCGTCGAACGCGACGATCACCGGTGTCGAGATCTACCTGTCGATCGTGTCGACGTTCGGCAACCGGCCGAACTTCGCCCTGCACGGCTACCAGTCGAAGCCGTCCGGGCAGCCGTCGTACGGCGCGCAGACGACCCTCGCCCCGACCGCTGGGTGGGTGTCCCTCCCGACTTCGTGGGGTAACGCGCTCCGCAAGGGCGGCGGCTCGTTCGGCGTCGGCGTGAACCACGGCGGGAAGAACATCTTCCGCTCCCTCGCGCAGGACGGCATGTCCGGCGCGCTCCGCATCACCGCCACCTACTGACGGCCCACCGGCCGCGACCTCGAAGGAGCCTCATGGCACGCGATTCCACCGGCGAGAAGGGGCAACCGCAGTACGCCGGGTCGGGCGTCCCGCAGGACGCTGCGGACCTGACCGAGGTTGCCGCGTACGCCGCCCTCGTCGGCAACCGGAAGGTCGGCACGACCGCCGACCGCAACCAGGCGCTCGCGGACGGCGACGTGTGGGACGGCCTCGAGTGGTACGACACCACCGACGGCGGCCTCTACCTGCTGCAGTCCGGGTCATGGCTGCCGCTACTGACCCGCTGGACGAACTTCTCCCCGCAGTACAACGGCATGAGCGGCGGCACGACGATCTACTCGAAGGTGCGCCGTGTCCTCGACAACGCCGAGGTGCGGTTCTCCTGGCAGCTCGGCAACTTCCCGAGCATCGGCAACATCTCTCTGGTCCCGCCGATCCCGATCGCGTCGTGGCTCGACGACACCGACTACATCGGCACGGTCGAACTCATCAACGTCGGCTCGTCCGCCGACGATCGGTTCATCGGCCCGGTCATCAACTCGAACGGCAACGCGCTCGCGCGCATCCCGACGACCACGGGCACTGCGGCCGGGTCGGCGATCAACACGTCCGCCACGTCGTCGTCGTCGCCGTTCCAGTGGACCTCCGGCGACCGGATCCGGTTCACCCTCTCGTACCCGATCAACATCTGACCGAGCACGCACCCATCCAGGCCATCCCGCGGGGGTGGCCTTCGTCGTTGAAGGAGGCATGCATGCCGTCGATCGACGTCACCGCAGCACCCCAGAGGTTCCTCACCATGTCCGTCGACGGCTACTCGCCGGGACGGAACCGCCCCGGCAACTGCGCCAGGTGGACGTACTTCGCGATCGGCGGAGTCCCGAACACCACGCCGCTGCCCTCCGCGATCGCCGCGTGGGAGAACGCGCCGAAGCAGCACCGGCACCCGATCATCGATGGGAAGACGCGCATCCCCCGAGGCATGGTCATCGCGCTCGGCCCGACGAACGGGCCGCGGTGGGCCGGGGACAAGAACTGGATGTACGGCGACGTGTTCACCGCTGACGGGGACGGCGTCGGCTACGACAGCGGCGGCCCCGCCACGGACTCGCTCGCCGGACTCGGCGTCATCGGCCGCGTCACCATCCGGCAGCGCATCGCGCAGACCGGCGGCCGCCCCCTGCTCGGGTTCCTGTCGTCCTACGGCGGCTGGGACCTCACCAGCACACCCACACCCACCCCGGGCGCTCCCGCCCACACACCCGTCCAGGAGGACGACATGGCAGCACCAGCGGTCTACACGGATGGCCGGCGGTTCGTCGGAGGCGACGAGACGACCGGCCTGTTCACGTTCGGCTCGATGGCCGAGCTCAACACCTGGCAGAAGAACAACCCGGTGGTCCGGCAGGTGTCCGCCGGGACCCTCGACAAGCTCGTGCAGAAGGCGGTAGCGAAGTGACCCAGAACATCATCGACGGCATCCAGAAGGTCGTCCGGAAGGCCACCGACATCTCGTCGAAGGTGCAGGCGGTCGCCGTCGGCGGTGTCACCACCGTCGGCGTGAACCAGATCATCGAGACCGTCGCGCCCGGCTGGAACCCGCCCGCCTGGGCGCTGGGCCTGATCACGGTCGGCGTCGCGCTCGTGTTCGGCTACATCAAGAAGGAGACCATCAACGTCTCCACGACCCGCGCCGACGGCACCGTGATCCAGAACGCGTCCGTCGACATGGCGGACGTGCCCGAGATCGAGATGCCCGACTGGGTGAAGGCGCAGATCGACGCGCAGAACGCGGTCGGCGCCGACGAGGCCGAGCAGGCGGTCGGCCCGGACGCCGCCGCCGCGAGCGACGCTTCGGACGACGTTCCGAAGCACCTCGCGGCGAGCTGATGGTCGCCACTGATCCGAAGCTGAACCAGCGTCGGCTCTGGTGGGAACGTCTGCTGTGGATCACGGATCTCCTCGCTTACGCGGTGATCGGGGTGTCCGGGTTCCTCGCGCTCGGCAGGGTGTCGGACTACGTGTACGACACCCTGCTCGGGCAGACGTGGATCATCATGCTGTTCGCGTGGCTGATGCTCGGCGGCTGGGTGGCGCTGATCGGCCGGGCGACCCGCCTGTGGGCGCTCGAGTACGTCGGCAACGTCGCGGCCGGGTGGGGAACGGCCGTGTACGCCGTCGTCCTGTTCCCGGGCGCCCTGTCGGGCGTGGCGACGTTCGCCGCGTTCGGGATGACCGTCGCCACCACCTTGTACATGGCGCGCCGCTACGACGAGCTCGTGATCTTCACCTCCGAACCCGGCGACAGCGACGGCTCCTGGCTGAACCGCGTGCGGAAGCGGAGGACGAAGAACACGGTCCCACGGCAGCACTTCTAGGGGGAGGCCCACCTTGCACTGGACCGACCCTGTCGTCCTCATCGCAGCACTCGGTGGCGGTGTCGGCATCGGACATGTGATCCGTGCCCTCGCCACCGTCCTGCAGAAGCTCCGCGCCGGCGTGTCCCCTCGGGAGGGGAAGCGGCGCATCGACATCGTGCAGCAGCGCGACGAAGCCCTCGCCCGCCTCGACAAGGAGCGGATGCGCGCCTCGGCGGAGCAGGCGCGCGCGGACTGGGCGGATGCGAACCGTCAGGTCGCTGTCGAGAACGAGCAGCGAGCTCGTGAGCACGCGGCCGCGCTGCGTGTGCAGCTCATCGAACAAGCGGGCCTGACCCGTGAAGAACTCCCGGCGTGGCCGGAGATGGAGCGGACGATCCCGCGGGAGCAGTTCCTGCGGGTGCGCCGCGGACAGGAAGGAATCGGCTGATGCCGCTCATCGACACCGAGGAACCGTTCCAGTTCCGTTTCCGCGCGGACACGACCGCGAACTGGGAGCTCTACAACCCGGTCCTCGGTGTCGCCGAGCCCGGCGTGAACATCGAGACGGGCGACGTCACGTTCGGTGACGGGTCGAACCGGTGGTCCGACCGTCCGTACCATCCTCCCGTCGACCCGACCACTCACCTGTTCCCCCCGCAGGTGCTCGACGCGCTGCTCGCGAAGATCTCCGGCCTGTACCAGCGGGTCGTCGACTGGAAACCGCCCCGGGTCTCGGTGACCCACAAGGTCGCCGCGGCGGGCTACCCGTACGCCGTGACCCGTGTCCAGACCGATGGGCGGTTCATCCCTGGCCTGGTCGACAAGCGGTACGGCGGCGACTTCGACGAGACCAACCCGGACTCCACCGGGACCGCGTTCATCCCGCCCGGGGAACGTGTGGACGCCTTCGCGCGCCGCACCGGCTACCCGATCGCGACGAACGCGTCCGGGTGGAACGTCACGTCGAACTTCGGCGAGATGCGTGGCGCGCAGATCCGGAACGGGAAGATCTTCCACGACTTCGAGCGCACGGACCTCAGCGGCTCCCCGGCCGGCATCGAGGGCCTCGGTCTCCTGCCCGACGGACGCCTCAAGTGCTACTCGGCGCTGCGCGGCGACACGGCCGCGTCGATGGTCGCGGAAGGTGTCGTGCACTCGTGGTCGTACGGCCCGAACCTCGTCGTCGACGGGGTCGCGCAGGATCTCACGCAGAAGAACTGGCAGTACTTCCTCACCGAGATCTCCGCCCGGACGATCATCGGCCAGTCGGAAACGGGCGACATCATCCTGATCTCGACCGTCGGGAAGACGAACAGCGTCGGCCTGACCGGCAACGACATGGTCGCCCTGGCCGTCGCGGAGGGCTGCTACAACGCGTCCACGTTCGACGGGGGCGGTTCGGCGCAGATGTACGTGCAGGGTCTCTACCCGATCCCCTCATCGGACGGGGCGACGGGCTACGACGGGACGGTGGGCCGCAGGAAGGTCGGCGACTGCTTCCTCGTCAACGGTGTGCTCGCGACCGCGGCCGTCGACACGGGATGGATGCCGCTGCCGCTGCGGTCGGGGTTCGTCGCGTACAACCCCGACAACCCGCCGTCGATCCGGCAGCTCAACGGGCAGATCGAGATGCGGGGCAGCATCGCTCCGGCGCCGGTGAGCGGCTCCGCTGTCCCGTTCCCCACGACGGACTCGACGGTCGCGGACGTTCCGCCGCTGTTCCGGTTCCAGGGTGCTGCGAAGGGGTTCGAGCTCGCCGGCAACAACGACAACATCCGGAAGCTCGGCATCCCCTCCGACTTCTCGATGACCGTCATCGCGGGGGCCGCGACACCGCTCTACGTCACGCTCGACGAGGTGAAGTGGGGCGCGGACACCATCTTCTGACCCAGTCCTGCCGGCGTCGTCCGGTGAGCTCACGAACGAAACCGAGCCCATGAACACTCCCTTCTTCGCGAACATCCGCATCCGCCGCGACACCCGCGCGAACTTCGCCGCAGCCGCGTTCATCCCCGGCGTCGGGGAACCCGCCTACGAAACCGACTCCCGACTGCAACGCATCGGTGACGGGGTAACCCCGATGGGTGACCTCGACGCTGCCGCGTACGTCGACGGGGCCACGCATCAGTTCGGTGATGACGTGCGCGCACGGATCGCCGCGAACCTGACCGACCCGGCGACACCGGAAGGGGCGGCGCTGGCGGAGGTTGTCGCTGCGAGCGGTGGCGGCGGGGCTCTCGCTTACGACTCCACGACGGGCGTCTACTCGGTGCCGGCTGGGTCGTCCATCATCTACGACGCGTCGACCGGCGCGTACTCGTCGAACTGACCAGGAGGTCACCCCATGGCAATTCCGTCCTTCATGGCAGCCGACGCGACCACGGGACAGTTTCCCGACGTGGTGCGTGCTGCCATTGCAGAGAACCTCGTAGATCCGGCAGCACCGGAGGGCGCTGCGCTCGCGCAGCGGTACCTGAAGACGATCCATCCCAGTGGCGATCAGACGGGTGCTGAGGACCTTGCCGCGGTGCAAGCCGCTCTCACGCAGGATCATCGAGTTCGTCTCCTCGCGGGAAGCCACTACTACTTCAATGGCGCCATCACCCTGCCGAGCAACTCGCTGCTCGAGGCGTACGGTGCGGTTCTGCACGGGCTGGACGGGGGCAACATCATCCGGACCTCGTCTGCGCTGCCAACGCGGACAGTCACGGATGCCGTGTCCACGGCTGGGAGCACGACCCTGAAGAGTTCGACCGCCAACTTCACGGCGGCCGACATCGGATCCGCAGTAGGGGTCATCGGCGCAGGCGCGAAGCAGGCGTCGACGCAGGGGGCGACCTGGTACGCCACGATCACCGCTGTTACGGACACGCAGACTGCAACGCTGTCGATCGCTGCCGTCACGTCAATGACGGGCGCCACGGCCGATATCTTCAGCACACGAACGTCGAATGTAGTCGTTCAGGGCGGCTACTGGTCGATCGACAAGGAGCCAGCGCACGGACACGTCGCCTCCGCGACGTACCTCAACGCGCTCGGGTCCGCGTTCCGACGCATCGACGGCCTGGTCCTCCGCGACCAGACCTGGCACATGGTCGGCACGCGTGGGCAGGGCGGGAAGTTCGCCCTGAGCATCGCGGACGCAAACGGTGTCTTCGTCGACAACATCCGGTTCGACGGTACCGCCGGCGACGGCCTGCACTTCACCGGACCGGTGTCGAACATCACCGCGACGCACATCACTGGTGACAGTGGCGACGACATGACGGTCCTCAACGGCCAGGACTCGAACACGCCGTTCATCACGGACACCGAGGGTGGGTACTCGCAGATACTGATCCGCGACGTTCTTCCGCAGGGGTCGCTGTCCGCGTTCAAGCTGTACGAGATCGGTCAGGACAACCGCTTCGGTGGCGGCAACATCGCGGTCGAGAACGTGCGTGGCACGACGACGGCCGGCGGTGTGCAGATCGGGTACGTGGCGAACGGAGCGGTCGCTGCTCGAGTGCGCGACGTTCGTGTGTCGTCGGTACACCTCGTGACGGGGCAGAATCTGCCCGTGGTGAGCACGTTCGCGAACGGTGACATCGTGGTAGAGGACATCGCGTGGAACGGCTCGCAGGCGGCGGCGGCGGGGATTGTGAACATCATGCAGGCCCGGGGCCTCGTGTCGATCCGAGACGTTCGAATGCAGACCGCCCCAACCGGGTCTAACTACGGTGTCGTGTTCGCGGGCAACCTCAGCGGCAGCACCTACGGGTCTACGTTCACCGTCGATGGCGTCTACAACGGCAAGACAACCACGGCCGCTGCCGCGACTTTCACCGCTGTCGCGCTCATGACGGGCAACACGGGGTCAGGAGGTGTGCTTCAGTCGCTCCGAATCGCGAACGTCGTTTCGGATGGAACGGCCGGTTCGGTGTTCGCCGACCTCGTCGGCGCTGTAATCACGGCCCTTGTGATCCGCGCGTGCTCCTGGGCCGGGTCGAACGTGGTGGCGACCAAGAGCGGCACGAACGCCGTCAGCATGCAGCTCAGCGACATCACCTTTGCAGGAGCGAATCTCATCGCCGCCCTGTGCCCGGTCACCGCGTCGTTGTCGTCAATCGCTGCGACATCGTCGAGCGCCCTCGTGGCCGTGAGCGGGGCGAGCGGGTCTGCTCGGGTCGTGGGCCACGGCGTTTCTTACCTGGGAGCGTCCACGATCACCGTCTCCCGCGACGCATCTCAGGTCGTGTCCGTGAACGGGCTCGGATTGAAGCAGGACGTCGCCATCTTGTCCGCGGTCGACGGAGATGTCGCCTTCAACACCAATGCGGCGTTGGGGTGTGGGGTCGGGCCCGCTCTCTACAACACGACTGCGGCCAAGTGGAAGGGCTTGTACTCGGGCGCGACGAACTAAACCTCGAGGGACCGCGGGAGCCGGTCGTCGCCGCGGAGCCGCTTCTCGAGCGGCTTCTCTACGTACTCGCAGAGCACCGCGGCGACGGCCACCCCGATGACGAGTCCGATAGCTGATGTAGCCCACCACGGCATCGGAACAGTCCGATTCGTCACCGCGATCACGACGCGCAGCACCACGAGGTGCACCAAGTAGAAAGCGAACGACCACTCGCCGAGCTTCACGATGGGCTTCCACGCGAAGACGCTGCCTTTCCCCGCACGGTCGGCGTCTGCAGCGCTCGCGAGGAGGAGCACGAACGGGATGGCGGTCGCCGCGACGAGCAGCCAGTAACGGGGCATCCAGTTCGACGCGATCGACACGGCGAGGGCGAAGCTTGCAGTCGCTGCCACCGGCACGGGGAAGCGCACTCCGCTGCGGAGGATCATCGCGAGACTCATGCCGACGACGAACTCGAAGAACCGCGTGACGGGGAACAGGTAGATGACCCAGTACCGGATGCCGGCGGCCTCGGTCGGCTGCAGCGTGAGTGGGATTGCGAAGACGAAGAACAGGGCGGTCAGGAGCACGATCGTCACCCCACGGGAGCGCAGGCGGCGAAGGCCGAGGAACACGAGCGGGAACATCAGGTAGAAGAACATCTCGGCGGACAGTGACCAGCCCACGGAGTTGCCTGCGAAGTGTACGTCCTTCTGCGGGAACCAGCTCTGCAGTAAGACGGCGGACGGCAGCATGCTCGTCAGCCGCTGGTGGTCGGCGACGATGGCGTAGGCACCGCCTACGATCCAGGCGATCCAGTACAGAGGCAGGATGCGTGCCGCGCGACGTCGGTAGAACCGGCCTGGGCTGTCGGAGTCACGGCCGTTCCAGGCGAGAACGAAACCGGACAGCATGAAGAAGAACGAGACGCCGTCGTCCCCGGCGTTCGTGATGAAGCCGGCCCAACCCGGAGACTCCTGGTACGCGGTGGCGTGATGGAGGAACACTGCTAGCGCGGCGAACGCACGAAGACCGGTCAGCGAGTCGAGGCGCGGCATGCGCTTGAGAGATTCCCCCATGATGTTCGATGCTAAGCGACTCTCATGATGCGCCCCACCTCCTGTCACCGGGGGTGGGGCGTTTTCGTCGTTCAGCGGCCCTTGCGTGCGAGGCGGACCCGGTTGGGGCAGGTGTCGGCGGCGTGCTTTGTGCGGTGGTGGATGTTGCAGCCTGGGTGCTTCCAGACGGTGCCGGACCCGCCGACGCGGCCACTGAGCGAGAACGGCCCGGGAAGGGGGATGTGCCAGCGGAGACCCATGACCGTATTCTACATCCAAAGCCGACGATCGGTCAGGTGTCAGCGTCCCGACGGTGGGATCGTGCGGTGGGTGACCTTCGAGCGTTCGACCCAGAGGTGGTAGGTCCGGCCGAGGAACTGCAGCTGCGCGTACACGGCGAGCGGTGACGCCTTGAGCGCGAAGCCGACGACGCGCTGCACTCCCATGCCCTCGACGTCGATGCGGACCCACACGGGCGGCGCCGGGTCGAGGTCGCGGGCTTCCGGGTCGGGTGCCATCTCGACGATCGGTGGCCGCCGGGGGTCGGGGTGGTGCGGCGGCGACCACTGCGTATCGGTCATGGGGTGATGCTGGCGTGCACCGCCGACATCAGGCCTCGGTGGGCTCCTGCTCGGCGAGACACTTCGCGCAGATGCGGACGTCGTCGGGGTCGAGGCCGGCGGGCACCCAGATGTGCGCGCAGTCGGTCAC